ATTCATCCATACCAATACTATTTCTATTTATACGATCTAGCAGTTGATCCAAATTGGCGGCGTTATACTTCATTAAGTTAGTCATTTGTAGCTCTCCTAAAAAGCGAGATTGCGTTGTGTGGACCCTTTCGGCATCCATAGTATATATTATCACAAGACATAAAAAAGGGAGTGTTGAACTCCCCACCTTTTTATTCGGTTTCCTCTGTCCTTTTCTTCTTAGATCCAATATTATACTTGGTCTCAAGAATCCAATCTTGCTTATCCTTGTATGCAAGAACCTTGATCTGATTCAGTGGTGCAATGTCTTGAATCTTTTCCACATCTACAATACCAATCAGTCCCCAATCGGCAAGTAGTTGTGCGATACGATTGCGTCGTTGGACATCATTCTGCGTCAGATTTGCGTGTTTACCATCAAGTGCAAACAGTTCCTTAAAGTGAACCAGAAAGTATCTTCCTTGCTTGTGAAGAATATGACAGGACTGATAGATTTTTTTCTCTTTTCTGGACGCAACTCCGATACGAGTTAATGTCTCACGCACTTTCAAAAAATCATCGGGTTCATTAAGAACCACTTCCACCATTTGTTCAGGTGTCCACGTCACTTCAGCTTCTCTAACAACACTCATTTTTTTCCTCCAGTGTCAAATTTTGATTTAATAAAATTAAGTTGCTCTTTTGTTAGAATTTTCAAAGCTTGTTTTGCCTTTTCATTACTATAACCGTAATAACGTTTGACATAATCAAGATCTTTGATCTTATCTTGTCGGATCCAGGGAGAGAATCTCTTCTTTTTCCTCACAATATTTATAAAAAAGTCATATTGCATCTTCTTTGGGAGAAAATGATACTGATTGAGTTCGTTCGCAAACATCAAAGTATCAATATGCCCAGAGAAACAACGGTTGATAATATAAGGAGGATATTCCTTCTCAAGTGAAGGATCTTCATCAATCAAATGCTTCTTTGTTTGATTGATAGAGTTGAGCCAGTCTTTGAGTTCAATCATAAAGCAAAAGGTCAAGAACGTTTACTGTAGATTTTTCGGTAGGATAGTTAGTCACAAGAAGTTCCGTCTTTACATTCTCATCAGTTCCCTTCTCTCCACGATGTGCCATAGAATAACGAAGTTTCCATTCACGAAGATAATAATCCTTATAAAGTTCCAATAACCTGTCATTCACATTATAGGTAATCATAAACTGATGAGGACACTTATACACATCTTCGGCAAATCTATCGTGGTCGAATGACTTGTGCATCTCACGATCCTTTCCATAAAGGAAGTCCTTAATATCATAAGGTGGATCAAGGAATACAAATACATCCTCACCAGGAGCATTCATCACTTCCGAATAATCAATATTCGTAATCTTCCACTTCTGAGTAAGTTGAGAATATTGCTTGAGTTTCTGAATACCAACAAAAGAAAAGTTAGAACGTGCCGCAGTTTTAGAGAACGTACTATTCTCAGTCAGTCCAGAGAAACTGCACTTGTTTAGAATGAAAAAACTTACCGCACGATCAAGTCCATCTTGACTATTGATATCATCTCGTGTCCGATCAAATAGTTCTTTATGTGCGGCATCCTTATCATCCTGTGACTGATAGTTGGATGCCTTAGATTTAATATCGTTCAGTCGATCAGAAAGTTCTTCACCATAATCCCTGAGTTGCACCCAGAAGTTATAGAGTGTCACATACTTATCATTGATCCATACAGGAACATCTGGATATGCCTGAGTAGCATAAAATGCTACAGAACCACCTCCAATAAATGGTTCACGATATTCTTTGAAATCATCAGGAAACCAAGGTGCCAAAGTCTTTGTTGCCTTTGACTTGCCACCAGGATATCTAAGACAAGTTTTGAGTGGAAATGTTTTTGGTTTCATAATCTTTAGGATGATATTTCAAAAATTCCCAGAAAGTCATCTTCATCTCTTTCTGAGTCATACCACAATGTTTTGCGGCAGCAGGTAGAGTCATTTTAGCACGGAACAGTCCATAATTTGCCTGCTCAACAAGTTCAGGTGTTGTCTTCACTTTTGGTTCTACCAGTTTAGTTTTATCGATATTCAGTAGTCCCATCAAGCACCTCTACAAAACTATTAGTAAGTCTATTTACACTCTCTGCCATAACACGATACCCAGCACCAACATAAAGTTGACCGAATACAACAGCAACCGTGCAGATACCCCAGAAGATATAATAGTGAGATGATTTCATTTGTGCCAACCTTTTAGTTTTTTTGTTTTTCATAATTAATTATAAGTAAGTGGTTTACTCATATCCAACATTGGTTTCAGTTTACCAAAGTTGACTGCCTTTTCAGAGAAAGATAAATCAAGTGCTTCAAGAATTGTAAGCAAGTTTTCTTCTGGGTTCTCCTTAAACTTTTCAAGATCCAGAGCAAAGTATTCAGTCTTATTCATAATCAGAGTACCAACTTTTTACTAGGAGACTTAATTACAGAGAACATGTTATTATATTCCTCTACAATCTGTTCCTGTGGTTCCGAAATATAAACAACATACTTTTTGTTTACTTCCAGTTCCTCATTTTTTCCTTTTATAAGAGGAGACCAAGGTGCAAATCCCATTTGACCATTACCTGTGGGAATAGCAACAATAGGATTTTCAATAACAATGATATCGGTCAAATTATCTTTAAGGTCTGCGATGACATCTTCACCAGACCACATACGAATTAGTTTTACATTCATCGGAAATTACACTCCTAGTAATTTAGACAGAATATTATTTGGTTTATTAGTCTCACATTCAACCGAAATTTTGTTTTTATTTTCCATTCTACCATATATTTTAATAGCAGCTCTGGTATTTTCTCTTGGTGTCATCCACTCCAGGTTATCAATATGATTATTGTCTGGATTGTGGTCGATGTGATTTACAAGTGCCGTTTCTCTAACCCAATCTATAAATGATTGTGGTGCTATATCCCAGTCATCTCTTAGTCTAGCAGGAGGAAACTGATCTAAGGGTTTGAAAGCTTCCATAACTAACCTGTGAAGTTTACAATTTCTAATGATATTACCATCAGCACCACCTTTTAGTTTTACATAATCATAGTCTTCAAAAAAACCAGATGGGAATGCCAAGGAATGAGTTGCACACTGAACAATATCTTTTTTTTGTGGATTTTGATACTTTCTAATAGGTTTTAAAATTTTATACTGCTGAGGATCAATAGTTTTTACACATCCACCACGGGTACCAGGTGTTTTGAAATTAAATTTAATGTGAGAAGCACATCTTCCATAATTTGATATCGAATACCAATTATTTACTTTTCCATCAACTACAACATTTTTCCATTCTTCTTTCATTTGAATTCACACTCCTTCAGTATAGTATCTTGGTGCTGATTCATACTCCTTTCCATCTCTATGCAAAATATTGTTTTGATGGTTAACCCATTCAAGATTTTCAATAGAGTTATCAGACCTATTTTTATTTTTGTGGTTTACTTCGGTAAACATTTCAGGATCAGGATTTTTTAACCATGCATCTGCCATTAAACGATGCACTAGTTTACCATTGTAAACTGCATATCCCTCTTCATTCAAATAAAAATTAGAGGTAGTTTCCTGAGTTTTAACATTTTTGATTTTTCCATTATAATAGTAAATATAATTTCCAACTCTTCTCATATGGGGTCTACATGAAGAAGATGGAATTTTAACTTTACCATTTTCCCACAACCACATCAACCACTTTTTAATTGATTTTCTTGCTTTAGTGGGAGGATTACCATTCTCAAAATCTCTTTTCAACCAATACTTAATTTTTGAATATGACCTTTGAGTGTAATCATGCCTGGGTGCAATTCCAACCAAAAATTTTTCAAAAGAAATTACTTGTTCTCCTCTAAGAATTTTTTGATAAATGTCAATTTCAAACTGATTAGTCATTTGAATTCACACTCCACCATAATTTCAGTTAAACAAGCAAGCATATTTATCTCCTGGTCTGCTACAAATGCCTCCATAAACTGATACTTAGCAATAGTAAGCACAGCAGCAGGAA